TCAACCTTTGTTACAAATACATGATGAATTATGTTTCTCAATCAATGAAGAAAAAGATGTTAAAATTGTAAAAGATAAAATGGAAAATGCAATTGATACATTGAAAGTTCCTTCTAAGGTAGATATTGCCTTAGGTAAATCTTGGGGTGAAGCTAAAGAATAATTGTTTTAGTTAATGTAAAAATTTATCAATTTTTTTTTCAAATTTATAATTTGATTTTTTTAAATCTTGGCAGATGTCATCGAACAAATGCCATAAATCTACTTCACTTTTTTTTAATTTTTTAAAACCACCAACAAAATGAGCTTTACTTGAAATTAGATCTTCTATTATTTCAATATCTTTAACAGACAAATAAACTTTAACACCTTTGACTTTTTTTTGAGACATAGATAGCCTACAGAATAATTGAAAAAATAAAAAATGCTAGTTTTTTTTTAACTAGCAACATCTAGAAGACCTTTTTTTGCGTCTTCCACACTTTGATCATTGATCTTTTTTCTAAGATCTTTGATTTTTATATCCATCCACTTCATGTCAGTAGTCACTCTACCCTGTGCTAACGCTTGTGTTGCCCACTTGGACTCCAACTGAAGTTTTTCCGATATTAACTTTTGTAGTGCCATTTCGGTCTACCTCCTCAAAGGTTAAGAAAAGGACATTGGGATCATGGAAACCAGGGCCTTCTCTTTCTATTACGTCTCCTGAGTCAACCTTCTTTACAAAATCCTCAAGGACGGCCTTATCGTTCTCAGCCTCAAGCATCTCATCGACATATATATTTTTATAGTTTGCTTGGACGCGATATAGCTTCATGTGGTATTATATATCAAAATGTGACAAGATTGCAATACTAAGCAGTGTTAAGACTTCTGCATTCAAATCTAATGGCTAATTTTTCTTTATTTATACGATCAAGACCGTAATTTTCATCTTCTACCAGTAATTTAAGGGTTTTTTGAGATATTGCATAACCCGCTATTGCACAATCATAATGATTTGTGAACTGAAATCCAGGTATGTGAGGATCAATACACTTACTAGTTATCATACTACAGAGATGTAACACCAAAATAAACTTCATTATCCTATATTATCCTACCTTATTATTTACTTGCATATCCCATAAAAATATATATATAAGGAGAGGCAATGAATAACATTATCATAAATAAAAACAAAAATAAAGGGAAACAAAATGGCTAAGAAAAAGATACATGTAATTTTAACAGAAGAAGAAATTACAAATATTTTAAATAGATTTTCTGTTGGAATGCTATCAGATAATTTAGATGAAGAAGATAAAAATTTGGCAAGAAAATTAAATTTTGCCTTAAACCAAATTGAAAGTGAACAGAAATAATGAAATCAAAATCTGAAGCTTTTAATGATTGGGTGAATGAAATGGACAAGGTACTTTCTGAAACTCAAACTATAACAATAGATGGTCAACCGATGGAAGAATCTGATGATCATTTTAAATCACAATTAAAAAAACTTGCAAAAGTTCCGCTAGTCCTAGATGATCAGGCTGTCTACCCACTTAATGAGTGGACATCTTCTGATTTAGTCCATAGTGAAATTGATGCAAAAAATATGGAGAATGAATAATGTCTAAAGCAAAAATAAAAGACGACAATGTAATATACGTTACAAGAGATTACAGTATGTTTAAAACTGTAAGAGGAAATCGTGAGGTGGACAAAGGACACGTTGCGAAATTAAAAAAAGAAATCAAGAAAAGAGATCTTGATCTTCCCATCTTTATCAATGAACATGATGAAGTTGTAGATGGACAACATACCCTACAAGCACGTAAAGAATTGGGTAAACCTATCAAATACATAAGAGGTAAATTCGAAAATGAATTCGATGTTGCTATTATGAATGCCAATAGAAAAAATTGGTCTATGAAGGGTTACTTAGACTTTCACATTGAGAACGGTAAAAAAGATTATCAAATCGTTCGAGCAATGACTAAACAATATTCACTACCTTTAGAGTGTGCAATATTTTTACTTGCTGGAGGTTATTCAATGTGGAGAGAAACTAGAAATGATTTTAAACAAGGTAAGTTTAAAATTACAGCGTTACAAAGATGTAATGATATTGGTAGTTCGTTAATGTTTATGAAAAATAACTTTAACATTAAACTAACCAGATCTTTTATTACTGCTTACGCGGTGGTTTCGGAACATCCTAAATTTAAATGGGATCGTTTCAAAACTGCATTGAAAAGTAAATCTGCGATGTTGTTGCGGGGTACAAATACTGAAGATTTTGTTAGAGTATTTGATAAAATCTACAACGGTAATGTCCACAATAAAATAAACTTTACTAGGTATTTTATTGACCGAGAGTACCAAGAGGATGAATTAAACAATAACTAAACAGAAAGAAAACAATGGACATAAACAAATGGAAATCCTGTGCCGTTGACATTGATACTTATTGCTTGTTAAGAGCAATGGGTAGTCACGGCTTTAGGAAACCGGCATCGATGATTGCTAAAATTACCGATGATGAAGTTAAAAAAATTGCTAAAAAGCAAAACGCTTCGTACGAAAAGACGAAAGAAAATTTACTATCTCAAGGGCGCAAGCTACTGAACGGTAAATAATGGCCATGTTGAGCGGTGCCCGGTAGCCTGGGCCCGCTCAATTAAATACTTGCAAAGTTTTCAAATCACCTATAAAGTAAGATATCGTATTCCAAATCACCTAAATGAAAAAGTGGGGTTAATCACTTTACATTCAATAATCACGAAAAACTTTAATTAACTTAATTTTTGAGAGGTTAAAGGTGTATGGGTACGATAATTTTGTTTTTAGACATATTTCCCGTTTTTTCGGGGAACTTACATGCGGAGACTATCCATTCCATATCTTTTCCCCTCCGCATGTAAAATAATGGAAGATCTAGATAGTATTACTCAGGAAAAAATAGAAATTTGTCGTAGTCTTACGGGAGAGGAACGTTCTGAGTTTATAGAAAATCATTTGGATGATTATTATTTTGCCATGAATATTGTAACTAACCGAAAAGTATTAAGGCATTATCGTGAATTATTCACTAAACTTATTAAAGATTTTGGGCACTAATATAGCAAGAGAACTGCTTAACGAAAAACGGACACCGGAGGAGCGGTTGTTTCAGGCTATAATATTACAGGCTTTTGAGGACGCTTTAAATATGGGGGAGCATAAGCATGACGCTTACTGTAAACAGGATAGCTATAACTGGTTTACTAATGATACAAAAAATTTTAACGATATCTGTTGGTTCGCTAATTTTGAGCCGGAGATAATTCGATCTAAGTTCAATGAGCTGATATCAATAAAACAAATAACCTACACCAAAGTTCAATTAAAATGGCTTAGATATCGTTGGTTGTATAAGGAATATCGAGCTAGCGAGGATAAGGCACAGCGTAGAAAAATTTTAAAAGAGATTAAGAGTATCGAGGGGATAAAAAAAGCCCCCAAGGTTAATAAGAAAAAACATAAATGAAAAAAAAACCTTAGGGGCAAGAGAGCAAATAATGATAAACACTATTTAAGTCATTTATAGCACAGGACAACGGATCAGTAAACAATTTATCCTCCCCAAGCCCCGAGACTGCTTAAAAGGGTTATATGGGCGATTAAGGGGTAAAATATCCTCCCCAGACCCCGAGAATTTATCCTCCCCAGGCCCCGAGAAATATTCTCTTATATAGATTATACAGACCCCTGATAAAGAAAAAGTACCCCATAGGGTAAATATGGTGTCCCTCGTGTCCCTCTAATCAAATAATATAATAATAACAATGCTTTAAGTACGTTTTTATAGTGTCCCTATGGTGTCCCTATGGTGTCCCTCAGGGACACCTAGCAAGTAATATTACTTAAAGAGATACCCTTCGCAACTTTTTAGAGGTGTTATAATGTGTTAAAATAATCTATATAGTAGAAATATGGCCCAGATAAAAAAAATAGAAAGATCCGATAAAGACTTAACTCCAAAACAAAGATTGTTTGTAGATATACTCGTTGCAAACTGGGGTGAAATTTCTTATGCGGACGCTTGCAAGCAAGCAAAATACGATTGCAAAAATCCGACTGATTATTCTGCAATTGCTTCAAGGTTATTAAACAGAAGATTAAATCCTCACATAGCAAAATATTTAGATAAAAAATATGAAGAAGAAGTTAATAAGTTTTCAAAAGATAAATTAAAAAGATTTAGAAGATTAGATAAGTTATCAAAAGAAGCTGAGAAAAATAAACAATTTAATGTATCTGTCCAAGCTGAATACAGATCCGGTCAGTTAGCGGGCATGTATGTTGATAAGAGAGAGGTCACTGTTTCGGGCCTTGAAGGAATGAGCCGTGATGAATTAGAAAATAAGTTAAAAGAATTATCAACTAAAATAGACGGATACAATGCTAAAACAATTGAAGCGGAAACAACCGAGATCAAAGAAATTGAAAATTAATAGTTTTAGTGATTGGGTAAAAGTTTTTAATGAAAAACATAACCAACATTTAAAATCAAGTGTGGGGGTAGTTAGTGTCAAAACGAAAAATAACAGTAAATAAAAAAGCTAAAAACTGGCAAGACAGATATCCAATGATTTCTTGCACATGGCTCGATATTTTATCCGACAGCTCATGGCAATCTATTGATCAATTATTGAAATCTAATTTAGCAACTTGTGTTACTAAGGGCCATTTGTTATCTCAGGCAAAAGGGGTCACAAGAATTTTTGGTGATTATTCTGCAAATGAAAAAGGTGAGATTGAAGAAATAGGAAATACTACAATTATTCCAAACAGTGTTATAGTAAAGATACAAAAAATTTAGTCGAGGTTAAATGTTTGTTTACAATTATCCACCCCACAACGAGTACAAACAAAAGCGGTAATCGAACATTTATAGGCATTCAGGATAAAATACCAGACCCCCTCGACTAGGCCAATTTTATTAATTCAATTTCTTAATTTTTCTCCCTTGAGAAATAATATTATCCTCCCCAAACTTTTCACTTAACATTTTAGTTAAGTTAGCAACCATTTTTACTTCGCCATGCTTTAGTTCTTTGGGCGCTGTATATTCCTCATGTTCTTCTATTGGTATAAATTTAGTGTTATATGCCAAATAGTTATCATAAAGATCTTTTGGTTTTTTAGTTAAGGTTTTCATACTTGATACATACCATTTATTGTTTTTGAATAAATAAATATACTCAATCATGATGTCTCCTCTCATATCGTACATGTAATTAAACTCATTACTGTATTCTTTACAACCCTCCTCATCTCCTCCATAAAATTCACAACCTTCTAGGGTTTCATCTAAATACGAGGCACTCCCCTTATTTACAAGTTCGTTTGCTTTTTCAAAAGTGTTATAATATTTCAAGAGACAGTTTCCCACTCCGTCAGGATACCCGTCTCCATGAACATAAATCACTTTTATTTTATTATCCACCGGATCCATTACTGCTACATTACTTCTTGTTGACATATTTCCTCCCTATTTTTTTACTTCGTTTTTTAAAATTAAAGGGGTTTCACAAATATAAAAATGTGTATCCCCCTTATCCTCAATCACTCTAAAAGCTTTTCGTTTTTCCTCCGCCACTTCTTTAGTTTTATATTGTCCAACAATTCTAAAACTACTCTCCATATTTTCAAACTCTTGCTCTCTTATTATTAAAAACATATTATTTTCTCCTTCTCTGTAAGTTAAATATGTATTGGACGTAATTAGGGTCGTCCGTTCCCCTATTTGCATACATGACGGGACAATCTTCCAACCATGTTTCAAATTTTTTCCGTGTTTCGTTTTCATATCTCTTTGCGTGATTTTCCGATATGACCTCAGCAATTCTATGTCTTGTTTGATCGTTCATTCTAATTTCCCTCCTTCTTTGTGAACATACTCCTCGATATCTAAAAAAATCCAGTTCATAGTTTCATCATTTAAATCTTCACTTGTTAAAACAACCTCTTCATCATTTGGGTTCTTTAATATTATTCTCGTTCGATCCCACTGCCATGTTTTTTCTTTGCTCATTATTCCTCCAAATGTTCTAATAAATTAATTGCTTTGGCTACCCTTTTTGCTTCTTTATGATTAACACACATACAAAAAGTTCTAGTGTTTGTGTCCCCGAAATTACACATTACACAATTTCCTTGCGCCCAGTAATAACCGTCTTTATTAATTTGTTTAATGTTGCTATCAGTTAGCGGTTCAAATATTGTGGCCATTATTCCTCCTCCCCGTCTTCATCTGTTTGTTTTATTTCGTCTCCACCATATTCAGTTTGGCTATCATCACCAAATTCAGTTCCTTTAAATGTAGCCTTAAATCTTTTCCCGGCCTCACCTCCTTCATAAGTGTATCCGTCTGTTAGGCTACAACCCAATGCAATGTCTTGAATTTCCTCCTCCGTTAACATTACATCACTGGCTATTTCATAGCTCCTAGTGTCTTGTGAATACTCCTCGTAAGTATAATTGTATTTTTTAAATTTATTTAAAAGATTATAAAGTGAGTGTAATTTATCAACATCACCGCTTTCAAATTTATCTCTATGCAAATCAATATGTAAATTAGGATATTTACTTTCTATCTCATTAATTTGTTTTTGTATTTCTTCTTTATTCATTATTTCTCCTCCCCTTTTGCTCTGTTAAATGATTTTTCTAATTGCTCTTGTCTCCACTTATCTGTCTCCAAATTATCTAATTTTCTTATTATCCAAAATATTAAATATATTGGCGATAAAAATAGTGTTATTAATAATGTTGCTTTCATTATTTTATTTCCTCCATTATTTCCGGGTCCATATCCTCACACAAATATTCTAAAGGTTTAAATCTTATACCTTCTTTAATTTGATACATTACTTCTTCCCCTTTTTCGTTTGTTATTATTTCGTTTTCTTCGTCCATTGCGTAAAACATAATATTTTCTACTGCAAAATGATTTGGTTTTTTTATTTTCATTATTTATCCTCCCTCTGTTTACATAAACCTTGCTCAATTAAATTTTCTGCGGTCCTTCCAAACCAACCCTGTAAACTCCAGGCCAGGCCCGTATCAATTAAATGTTGCCAAGCTTCCAATATTTCCTCTTGATCATCACACTCAATAAAACCTTCTGCAATTCCCGTTGCTGTAAAGTTATCCATTATTTATTCTCCTCATATACTCCAACCGTTAATTGGAATTGACCCTCTGAACAAATTGCAAAACCCAAATCTTTTTTAAGCTCATAAAGTTTTGAAATCATCTTTAAAAATTGGTTTACTGATAAAGCGGGTTCATTGTCTGATCCAAGACCTGAGCTATCTACAAATAAACCTCCATTGTTTAAAATTTTCCAACTAAACGGAAGATTTAATTTGTCCGCGATTGTTTTTGTGTTAAACCTTTTCCAACCTTTAGGAACATGATCCCCAAGATTTACGATTTTTTGCAACGGTGTTATGTAACCCTCTTTTGCTTTCTCAATATCCTCATCATCAAACCTCATGGGTTTAACCGAGTTTCTTTTCGATCTTCTTCCCTGGTCCTTATTCATCGCAATTATTGTTTCTATATCCATCATATATTTATCCTCTTTTCCTTTTTTTATGTTTTCTTTTGTTAGCTCAATGAGGCGGGTGACCCGCCCCAATTGAATTTTGTTTAGTAGATCCAGTTCCATATTTTTAATGGATCATTTTTATCTTCTTCAAACTCTAGGTGATAACCCGTTGCGTCTCCGCCCTTGCTATCATAATCCGCAATCATTTTATTATTAAGATTGAACAATGCCTGTAAGTATTTTTTCTTATCCCCTACAATTTCTCCATTGTCGATTTGCTCTTTAAGTTTTATGATCTCGTTTTTAATTCCTTCCATTGCTATTGTTAACGCAAATTCTGAAGGTCTTCCGTACTGGTCTTTTAAGTTTATTTTTTCATTCATTGTTTTTTCTCCTGTATTTATATTTATTAATTTATTAAACATAACCCACCATATCCCATGCAAATAAGATAGTCAATACATAAAATAATTTTTTTTTCATTTTTTTTCTACCTACACGTGTATGGTTACTTTAGAATAATTCTAAACTAATCCTCTGAAAAATCTTTCCACCCGGCCCGCCTTCCATTATTTTTTTTTACCATTTTATCTATTGTGGACCACAGCTTATCCCAATCCCCTTTGCTCGCGATCCATTCCGCAAGAGTTGATTTACATGTACCGTGAGTAACTTTGATTTTACCATTCCACAATTTTATTTTTATTTCCGCTGATCCCTTTTCCATTATTCAAATGTCCCTTCTTGTTGGCTCAGGTTTGGAAGCGCCTCATAAACGCTTCCAGTGTTACAACCTACAGTTGAACTATCATAAGTCATAACCACACTGAGTGTTCTGTTATGCCAGTCTAAAAATGGATCTGATCCCATATCTTGACGTATATTTTTGAAATAAATTTTTCGATTGCTTCTACACATTTTTAATTTTTTGCATTGCAATCTTAAAAAATCTAAATCTTTGTTTATTTTCATTATGCTCTTGCCCCCTCATTTTTAAGACCGAATTGCTCAACCGCTTTTATTCTTTTTTCTTTTTCTTCATTGCTTAGACTGTCCCAATCTTCCGGGAAAGTTAGGCCCGCAATTTCAAAAAATCTTTTCTTTTGGGCCAACTCTTTGTCTTTGTCCGTTGCTAATAATCCAAACATCATTGAAACCATTGATGTAGTTTTCAGCATGTCGTTTGAGTTTTCTTCTTCCGGGCCTCTAGCTTTCGCTAGGGCCTCTTTGAACTCATCACGTTTTAGTCTGTTTTGTTTTCTAGGGTATCCGGCCCAGTCTTCAATCCAGTTCAAATGTTTTGCCGTTGTAATGGACCACACATTCTCACACACAACAACCTCACCTGAGTTTCTAGGTTGAAACGCAACGGGTGTTGAATAAGAATAAAAAACTTTCATTCCGTCTTCCATTTTAAAATATAAATTTCTTGTTGATCTTAAATATATTTTTTTCATGATTGATCCCCTCTGTATTTTACAATATCGCCCAATTGGATATTTTCCCATTGAGCTAAATATTCCGACAATTGTTTTTTAATACTTATGCAACTCATAGAGTTTTTGTCTTCTTTTTTTAATTTTTCATGAGTTGAATTAACTAAATCTAATAAAAAGACAGCATTATTAAAACCTAGTTTTAAACCATTTATATTTATTGTTCTTTTCGTCATTTTCTTTTCCCTTTTGTTATGGGGGCTTGCGCCCCCTGTTTGATTTACCACAATTTTTTTGAACCTTTTAAATCGTGGGCCTTCCTTAGTTCCGATCTTTTTTCATTTTTGCTAAAGATCTTCTCTAATTCTTTTAAAACTTTTGGATCATTAAGCTTTTGAAAATTTATAGCTTTTGTAAATCCAAACGGATCATTTATTTTTTTAGTCATCTTTTCC